CAAGTCTGGAGATCCTAAGAAGTTCGATGAAGTCTACGACTGGTACGAAACTGGACCAATCCAGCGTCGTCAGCCAAATGCAGCCATAGTCATAGTTGAAACTCGCTGGAACAAGGCGGACCTGTCCGGCAGGGTGACTAAGCGAGCAGCAGAGCGAGAAGGAGTAGATAACTGGGAGGTAATAGAATTTCCAGCTATTCTTCCATCAGGGAAAGCGCTGTGGCCTGGGTACTGGCCGCTAGAAGAGTTACTTAAAATTAAGGCGGAGATTCAACCATTTAGGTGGAACGCGCAATATATGCAGTCGCCAACAAGCGACGACTCTGCTATAGTTAAGCGTAGCTGGTGGAAACGCTGGAAGGAGGAAAAGCCTCCTGAATGTACGTACATCATACAATCTTGGGACACCGCGTTCACGAAAAAGACTCGTTCGGATTATTCTGCCTGCACCACTTGGGGCGTTTTCTACATTGGCCGTGTTGCAAATCTAATCCTCCTAGATGCGTACAGAGAGCGAATGGAGTTTCCAGAACTCAAAGAAAAAGCCTACCAGCTGTGGAAACAGTATGAGCCGGACAGCCTAGTAATTGAGACGAGAGCCGCAGGCTGGCCCCTCATTTACGAGTTACGTGAACGCGGTGTCTATCCTACGGATTATTCACCATCCAGAGGCGAGGACAAGTTTGTTAGAGTAAATGCCTGCTCGGACATGTTCAAGGCTGGGGTTATCTGGGTTCCTGAGCTAGAATTCGCAGACGACGTAATTGAAGAGTTTTCGGATTTTCCCTCAGGGGAGAATGACGATCTAGTCGATTCGTCAACGCAGGCATTGATGAGATTTAGGCAGGGTGGATTTATCCCGCTTGAGAGTGATGAGTTTGGCACGACGGTACACACTCCGATCAATGCGAACTACTACTAGACTAGGAGCCTGAATGGCTATTGATAGAGCAATGGAGCCCGGATACATGAACGGCGGCGGGTCAGTCGATGTAATGCTTCCGCCAGCCAGTGCTCCGCAGTCAAATGAATTTTCAATAACGGAGCTGGAAGATGGTGGCATTGATGTTCTATTTGGCGAAGAAGATGACGCGACCCCGTTAGAGGGCGATTTCTATAGTAATCTAGCAGAAGTCCTAGACGAAAGCTACATGACAGGGCTGGCCAGTAAGCTTCTCTCACTTGCAGCCAAGGATGAGATGTCCCGCAAGGACTGGGAAGAGGTCTACAAAAATGGACTCGACGAGCTTGGGCTGAAGTATGAGGAGCGTACTCGCCCGTGGAAGGGCGCATGCGGGATCACTCACCCGCTCCTAGCGGAGGCAGTTGTCAGATTCCAGAGCCAGCAGATCGGCGAGATGTTTCCAGCGGCGGGTCCGACTAGAACAAAGATCGTTGGAAAGGAAACTCCCGATAGAATCAAGCAGGCCACGCGCGTCCAAGACTACATGAACTACATGATCACTGATCAGATGTCTGAGTATCGCGAAGAGAGTGACAAGCTACTATTCACTCTCCCACTGGCAGGCTCAGCTTTCAAAAAGACATACTGGGATAGCACGCTTGGGAGACCAGTCTCAGATTATATCCCAGCAGAAGACTTCCTAGTAGCATCAGGAACCAAGTCACTCATCACCGCAAGCCGCTATACGCATAGAATGCAGGAGAATCCTAACGATGTTCGCAAGATGCAGGCATCAGGATTCTATCGTAAGTATGATTTGGTCAGTGTTCAGCCTGAAATCGGTGACGTGGGTAAGAAAAAGGACGAAGTTGTAGGTGTTCAGCCAGACTATGCTGACGATGAGCTGATTACACTGTACGAAATACACACCGAGCTTGATCTTGAGGGCTTCGAAGACCACGATGAGGGTGTAATCACTAAAATTGCCTTGCCGTATGTCGTAACGATCGACTTCAAGCGCAAGAAAGTGCTTTCGATACGTCGAAATTGGCTTGAAGACGACCCGGAACGCAAAAAAAGGTTGTCATTTACCCACTTCCAGTACATTCCAGGCATGGGTTTCTATGGATTGGGCCTAATTCACCTCATCGGTGGCGTAGCGCACGCCGCAACGTCAATTTCTAGGCAGTTGATAGACGCCGGAACGCTTTCCAACCTACCGGGAGGCTATAAAACACGCGGAATGCGCGTGTCGGGTGACAATACGCCAGTTGCAGCCGGTGAATGGCGAGACGTGGACGTTCCCGCAGGTAAGATATCTGATAATCTATTTCCAATGCCATATGGCGAGCCCTCACAGGTTCTAGCCAGCCTTCTCGGCGTTATCGTTGAGGAAGGTAGGAGATTCGCGTCCCTTACGGACATCAATATTTCCAGCATGAATAATGAAGCGCCAGTGGGGACCACTTTGGCTCTTCTTGAGCGAAATCTCAAGGTGATGACGGCCATCAGCGGACGCATTCATAACTCAACGAGGCAAGAACTTAAAATCCTATCGAGCATCATAGCAGATCACTATACTGAGTATCCATACGATCTTGAGGACGAGTCGGCTGATCTAAAATCAGACTTTGATGGACGCATTGATGTACTTCCAGTATCAGATCCAAACTCATCGACAATGGCACAGAGGATCATGACATACCAAGCAGCACTCGCATTGGCAGCTCAGGCACCAGCAGGACTGTATGACCTGAAGCCACTCCATCGAGGTATGTTGCATGCTTTGGAGATGCAGAATGTCGAAGAGATTATTCCATCCGAAAAGGACATCAAGCTTGTCGATCCTGTCAGCGAGAACCAGAACCTACTCAATCTGGTTCCGGTTAAGGCATTCTCTACACAGAATCACGAAGCACACATACAGGTACACATGCTTGCGATGCAGGATCCTAAGGTTCAATCCTTGCTGGAAGGATCCCCAAATGCACAGCAGAGCTATGCGGCCTCCATGGCTCATGTAACAGAGCATCTAGCTTATCAGTACCGTAATCAGATCGAAGCAAACCTCGGAGTCTCACTCCCACCCGAAGGGGAAGAGCTTCCGCCCGAAATCGAATCACAGTTGTCCATGCTTATTGCGGAAGCATCTACCAAGCTGTTCAATGAGAACACTGCTGAGTTCGCACAGCGTGAAGCGCAGCAGAAACTTGAGGATCCGGTTGTTCAGGACCAGATGGCAAACACACAGATCAAGGCACTCGAAGCATCGACGAGAGCAAAGGCCCAGGAAGACAAGACCCAGATGGAACTTGCCAAGCTTATGCAAAAGGATGAGCTTGAGCGGGACAAGATGGAGCAGGAACTGGCTATTGCGACCGAACGCATCCGAGCAGAGATGATTGGAACGATGCTTATCGCTGCATCCAAGACTGAGCAGATCGAATCTGACGAGAATGTCAAGGTTGCAGAGTTTATTATGAAGCAAATCGAGATGGAGTCGGATGGTGTCAGAGAGGCCCTGAAGAGAAAAATAGATACAAGAGATGGCAATATACGGCTATTGGTGGACCTCATGAACAAGCTTGGTGACGACGACGATCTACTTAACGAGGGGATAATGAGTGTCGAGCCCACTCTCTGATTATCTGATACATAGAATTGAAGATAAACTCCTTAGCCTAGGGGAACATCTGTTGCTTGGCGGCGCTGAGTCCTACATGGATTACTGCCAGGTGTGCGGCGAGGCGAAGGGCCTCAAGGAAATACTAATGATGATTGAGGACGTGAGACAAAAGGATGAGGACGACATAGAATCGTTCATGGAGCACTAGAGTAAATTGGAAACCGATGGTTCCAGCCCCCCAGGGAATAACCATCGCACACAGGAGATGACATAAATGTCAGCATCAGTTGCACCGATAGATGAAGAGAGCTTGGAATTGGATATTCCGACACAAATGCCAGAACCAACTGGCTACAGAATGCTTCTTGCCCCGCTCGAAGTGGGAAAGAAGACGGATGGTGGTATATACCTTCCCGATCAGCGAAGGGCCGACGAGAGCGCGGCTAGCATTGTTGCGTGTATCGTGAAGATGGGGCCTGATTGTTATCAGGATAACAAGAAGTTTCCGAATGGTCCATGGGCCAAGGTTGGAGACTGGGTGATAATCCCATCGTATTCAGGTACACACATCAAAGTGAAGGGAATGGACTTCAGGATTGTGAACGACGATACAATTCACGCTGTCGTTGAAGATCCCCGTGGGGTCGCGAGAGCATAATGGAAATGAAAGAAATCGAGAAGACAGAAGAAGAAGGTGATTTCGTAGTAGAGATTGTCGATGAGCGTGACCCGGAGGATCAGGTCGATCTATTGGATGACAGCGCGGAGGACGATGACGCGGAGCCCACGGAGGAGGAGCTACAGGCTCTCTCTCAGAGAGTCCAGAAGCGCATTGGCAAACTCACGTTCAAGTATAACGATCAACGACGCAAGGCCGAAGCCGCTCAGCGAATGCAGGAGGAGGCAATAAAGTTCGCGGAGATGACCAGGGCCGAAAACCTACAGATGCGCAAAGTGCTCGCGGAGGGCGAGAATGTTGTGCTTTCAGAGGTGAGGGCCAGGGTCAAGTCTGACGTTGAAAATGCGCACCGTGCTCATATTGCTGCAATTGAAGAGGGAGATCCTCAAAAAATTGCAGACACTCAGAAGATGCTCAATAGGGCTCAGATCGAGGAACATCAGGCCGAGACTTATCGACCCCAGATAACTCAGGCCCCACCGGAAACCGTTAGACAACAGCAGGTTACGCCTGTAGTTG